ATTCCTAGAAAATTAACAATTAATTCTGGCATTAGATCTCAATATAATTATAAAATTAATCGTGAGTTATATTTTAACCCTACCGAATCTCTTGGTATAGGAACACTTTCTGGTGTTGGTATTGGAGTAACTATATTTTTTTCAAATCCAGGAACGGGAATTACTGAAATTTTTATACCAACAAAATCAATTTATATCCCTACACACCAACTACAAACAGGAGATGAGTTAATTTATTCGAATAATGGATACAATTCAATCGGAGTATCCACTAATGGATTAACTTCATTTAATCTTTCCAATCAATCTATAGTTTATGTTGCTAAAATCACAGATGACTTGATTGGAATTTCTACCTTTAGAGTTGGACTTGGAACTGAAGGTAATTTTGTAGGATTAACAAGTGAAACTAATACATATGGATTGCTATATTTTACAAATATTGGATCTGGGGAATATCATAGTTTTAGAACAACATATAATACTCTAGTAGGAAATATATTCAAAAATACAGTAACAGTTTCAACAGCACAGTCACATGGTCTTTTAAATAATGATGTTGTTTTTGTTGATGTAAATCCATCTATTGCAAGTACAGTAGTTATAAAATATAACGATTTTAATAAAAAAATATTAGTAAATTCTAAAAATTTTGAAGCATCTAATATTGATATAATTAAAAATATTATTACTATTGATAATCATGAATTTGAATCTGGACAAAAAGTAATTTACACTTCATCTTCACCCTCAGATGGTCTTGAGAATAATAAAGAATATTATATTTTTGTTGTTGATGAAAATAATATTAAATTAACTAATAGTTATTATGAAGCATTAAGTTCAAAACCAAAAATTGTTGATATTAATAGTATATCATTAGGAACTTTATCAAAAATTAATCCACAGATAAATGGATATAAAAATTCATCAATAATATTTGATGTATCAGATTCTTCTTTGGGTTATATCCAACAATCATCTTCTTTTAGTGCATTTGATTTAAAATTCTTTAAAGACTCCAATTTTACAGAATCATATATTAACAATGAAGATGATTCCATATTTAAAGTTCAGAGAGTGGGATCCGTTGGTATCACTAGTGATGCTAAGATTATTTTAAATATAGACGAAAAAACGCCAGAAAATCTTTATTATAGTTTAGTTCCAGTTTTTGATAGCACTCTTCCTGAAAATAAGAGACTAATAAACATTGATACTGAAGTTATTGCAAACAACCAAATTAATATTCAATTTAGTAAGTATAATGGAGAATTTTCAATAGTTTCTACTTCGAATACTTCATTCACATATAATATTCCCACCATACCAGAAAATAATTCTTATAACTCCACAACTTCTCAAATTAACTATGAAACTAACTCTAGAAATGTTTTAGGTTCCATCTCTAAAGTAAAAATATTAAATAAAGGCCAAAACTACTATTCTTTACCTCAAGTTTTATCACTAAATTCGTTTCAAGGAAATGGTGCAATATTTGAATTATCTAGCACTTCTATCGGAAAAATTAAAAAAACCCGAATTAACAATATTGGATTCAATTTTCCAACAGATTTTACTTTGAGACCTAGTGTATCAATTCCTCAGGTAGTGAAAGTAGATCCGCTATCTTCATTGGAGTCTATTGAGGTAACTTCTTTTGGAAGAGGATACACTTCTGCACCAAAACTCATTATTTTTGATGGTAAGACCAATAATATTTTACCTGAGGTTGATTTAAAATTTACACTGGGAAATAATAAAATAGAAATATTATCAAATACATTTGCATTAAATTCCACAAATCCTACAATTTTACCAATACAAAATTCTAATGGTGTAGAAATTTCTAATATTGTATTTAATTCTACCACAAAAGATGTAACAATAACATTATCTGTTGGATTTAGCACCGCAAACGCATTTCCATTTGAGGTTGGTGATAAAATTTTAATTGAAAATATTGGAATAAGATCTATAGGTAAAGGATTTAATTCTGAAGATTATAATTATCAGTTGTTTGAGATTACTTCAACAAACCCATCTATTGGAGGTTTTGGAGATGTAACTTATAATTTAAATGAATTTTTAAATGAATTTGAAACTCCCGGAGAATTTGATTCTGATAATTCTTCTGGAAGAATTATTCCACAAAAATATTTTCCAATCTTTGATATTTCGCTCATAAAAAATAATTATCTGATTGGTGAAACTGCAGTTTCAAATTCTGCTAGTGGAACAATTGAAGACTGGGATCCAAAAAATAATTTTGTGAGTATTGTGTCTAAAGACAACTTTAAGGTTGGTGATTTGATTATAGGATCTTCATCAAAGACTCAAGGTGTTGCGTCATCAGTTTCAGTATTTGATGCATTTTTAAATACTGGATCATTATCCAGATTTGAAAATGGGTGGAAATCTAGCGCAGGATTTTTAAATGATAATATTCAAAGAATCCAAGATAGCCTTTACTATCAAAATTTTTCATATTCACTTAAATCAAGAGTTGACTTTGATACTTGGAATAATACAGTAAGTACTTTAAATCATACATCAGGATTTAAAAAGTTTTCCGATTATCAATTAGAATCTAATGTTGGTTTAGGATCAACATCTGTCAGGTTAACCTCTGATACAACTTCAATAGAAGTGGTATCTGACCTTATTGGTGTAATAAATTTAAATTGTGTTTATGATTTTGATTTAGTAAGTGAAAATGCACTTAAAATTGAAAATAGAGTATTTTCTGACGAAATACTATTTGCAAATAGAATATTAACAGATTATTCTAAATCAATAGGGAATAGAGTTCTTTCTATTGACGATATTAGTCCTCAGTTTAATAGCAACCCAAGATCTACACGATTCTCTGAGGTTCATAGGTTTAATCTTACAGATGTAAGATCGCAAAAATATATTACTTATGTAAGTGATAGGAGATTTTTAAATGATAGGCAACTTTTAATTGTTACAACTCTTATTGATAATGTTGGTAACACGTATTTGAATCAATATGCAAGAGTTGAGAGTAACTATGATATGGGATCATTTGATCTAACAATTGATGATACTGAAGGAATTTTAAGATTTTATCCAACAAAATTTTTTATTAATGATTTTCGTATTACAACACTATCTTACAATATTAATGATAATTTTTCTTCTGTAGGTAATACTTCTTTTGGTGGAGTTGTAGATATTCAATCAAGTAGCGTTTTAGTTTCTTCCGGATCAACTTCTATAGTTTCGATTTCAACAACTTATAGGTCAGCGAAAGTTTTAGTTTCTATCTCCGCAAACGACGGGCAATATGAATTTGACGAACTAACAATTATTCATGATGGAATTAATGTGCAACTTCTAGAATATGGACAGTTAACAAATCATTCTACAGATTCTTTATCAGGTTCTGGTCTTGGTACGTATTATCCATATATTGCTGGTTCACAACTAAATGTTGATTTTATTCCAAATGTTGGAATTGCAGCAACTATCAATACTATTCAGGTTTTGTTTAACGATACTTTATCTATTGGAATAGGTACATATCAAATGAAACATGCTTTATTAGAAGGTAGATCTGTTTCTATTACATCTTCAGCATCACCATCTCCAATAGAAGTGTGTCAATATGATGATTTATATGATGGTTCTTATTTAATTGTTCAAGTTTCGGATAATACGAATAATATACATCAAATATCTGAAGTTGTTCTTGTTGATAATGATACTGGAGTTTATGTTGCAGAATATGGGAACTTAAATACATTATATGGATTGGGGACTATTGGGTCACAAAAATCTTCCTCACTGGTTTCTGTTACATTTACTCCACTTCCAGATATTGATGTAAACGTGAAGGTGTATTTGAATGCATTAAGAAATCAAGATGATGAAAAAGATGTAATTAATTTTATTAATTCAGAAATTCAAACTGATAATGCAATATATGAGGGAACTGAGAGAGATATTAAGAGATCCTTCAATTTAACTCATAAAAATGATCAAATTTTTGAGCGATATTTTGAGGGCAATAATTCCAATATAGTCAGTATTGCATCAAGTACAATTTCTATTCAGAATCACTTTTTCGTAAGCGGAGAACTCATTAAATATTATAATGGTGGAAATGGATCTGATAAATCAATTGGAATTGGAACAACTAGTTTTGTTGGTATTGGATCAACTGATAAATTGCCAAATGAAGTATTTGTTGTTAAATTAGATCAAAATACAATTCAACTCGCAAGAAGTGCTGAAGATGCTCTAAAAATAACACCTAAGATACTAAACATTAATAGTGTTGGTATTGGTTCCTTGCATAAATTTATATCAACAAATCAAAACTCAAAGGTTCTTGTTGCTATTGATAACATTATTCAATCTCCAGTTGTTTCAACTGCTGTTACAAGCACTTTGGCAATTAATGCCTTTACGACTGACGACATACTTTATTTTACAGAAATTACTTCCTTTTTTGGGGGAGATTTAATTCAAATTGAAGATGAAATTATGAAAATTGAGGGTGTTGGTATTGGGAGTACTAATGCAGTTCAAGTTCGTAGACCTTTGGTGGGAACTACTCTTGCAGGATATTCTTCGGGAACTTTAATTACAAAAGTAATTGGTAACTATAATATTGTAAACAATATGCTTAATTTTGTTTCTGCTCCCTATGGAAATATTCCATTAAGTTCCACAACAAATTCCCCAGACGAAAGAGATTGGGAAGGAGTATCAACCAGATCAACCTTCCAAGGAAGAACTTTTATTAGATCAGGAGTTCCAAATTCATCGGAAGAGGCATATTATAGTAATTATATTTTTGATAGTATCTCAGACCAATTTAATGGACTTACAAAAAATTTCAGATTAACTTCCGAAGGAAATGATATTTCGGAAATTGATAATAATAACGCGGTTGTTTTGATCAATGGGATATTCCAAGAACCAGGTTTAACTAATGACTATAATCTAACAGAATCTGTTGGGGTTACTTCAATTACCTTTACCGGTGCTGCTACATCAGTTTCTTATGATGTAAATAATGCATCTATTCCTCGTGGAGGAATTATTGCTTCTATAGGTTCGACAGAAGGATTTGGATACCAACCCTTAGTTTCTGCAGGAGGAACTGCAATAGTTTCTATTGCGGGTACTATTGCAGCAATTAGTATTGGAAATAGTGGATCTGGATATCGAGAAGGTGTTCAAATTGTAAATGTTGGAGTATCTACATCAGCAACGGGAACTCCAAATATACAATTTATTGGTACTGCAACGATAAGCGGAGGTCATGTTGTAAGTATTGCAATTACAAATCCTGGAGCAGGATATACATCCTCAAACACCCCTCATGTTATATTTGATTCTCCATTATCTTATTCAAATATCCCTTTAGTTTATAGTTCTACATCTTCGGGAATAGGAACACAAGCAAGAATTAATATAATCGTAGGACAAAATTCAAATATAATTGATTTTGAAATTATTAATACCGGATATGGATATGGTGAAGGTCAGGTTCTGACATTACCAGTTGGAGGATCTATTGGTATTCCAACCACAGGAGGTTCTTTTAGAGAATTCCAAATTGAAATTGAAAAAACAGCACTAGATAAATTCACCGGTTGGACAATCGGAGAACTTCAAGTTCTAGATAAAATTGATAGTAAATTTAATGGTATAAGAACTAGATTCCCACTTACATTATCAAGTATTCCAATTTCTATTTTTTCATCAAAAGGTTCAAACATTAATATACAAGATACACTTTTAGTGTTTATTAATGATATTTTACAAGTTCCTGGTGAAGGATATATTTTTACTGGAGGAAGTACTATTAGATTTACAGAGGCACTTAAAATTGGAGATACTTGTAAAATCTTATTCTATAAAGGTACTAAAGATGTAGATGTAATTGATGTTGATATACTTGAAACTGTAAAAGTGGGAGACGATTTAACAATTGGATATGATCCATTTGTTGGTCAAATATCTACCCTCCAGGAAGATTATAGAACTGTTACAAGTATAAATTCTATTGATAATGTAAATACGAGTCCATACTTTGGTCCGGGAAATACTGAGGATGAAAATCTTCAGAGACCTGTTAAATGGTGCAGACAAACTGAGGATAGAATTATCGATGAACAAGAAGTTTCAAAAGATAGAATTCTTTATGAGGCAATAATTAATCCAGTATCGTATTTAATTCAACCAGTTTCTGTTGGATCTACTATTGTTTATGTTGATAATATAAGACCATTCTTTAATCCAATAAATGAAAGTGGTAACGTGCCATTACGCAATAAAATCCAAAATTCAGTTATTATGATTTCTCAAGATAATAAAGTTGGTGCTTCTGCTACTGCAGTTGTATCTATTGCAGGAACCATTACATCTATTGAAGTAAAAAATAGTGGACAAGGGTATATTAGTTTACCATTAGTTACAATTCAAAATTCTGTTGGAATTGGAACTACTCTAAGTGTTAATGCATCTGCAATATCTTCTATAACATCAGGAAATGTATCTTCAATTCAAATTGTTAATCCAGGAATTGGATATACATTTACAAATCCTCCGATTGTTCTAATTGAACCACCAAATACATTCAATGAAACTAATCAAGTAGAAACTTATGAAGGTGATTTTGGATACATTGTTGGAATTTCTACAGGATCTGTTGGAGTTGCATCAACTGCAGTAATATTTGATTTTTATATTCCAGAAAATTCTTTCTTGAGAGATATTTCAATAACCGGAGTAACATCAATTAGTGGCATACAAACCGGATACTATTTTGTAACACATAATTCAAGTGTTGGGAGTTCAATAACATCATTAGATTCAAGCGGATTTGTAGTTGGAATAGGAACAACATTTATAGATAATGTTTATCAAGCATCTGCAGTATCAATTGCACAAACTACCGTGTCTGGAATAGGTCTTACTTATGTTGCAAGAGTAACTACAAGTGTACAGGATTATAGTTCTTTGGTTGGAATTAATACATATAATTTCTTTGGTGAATATAGTTGGGGCAAAATACAACTAAAATCTGGAGTAAAAAATATTGAATATAACGCATACACATTTAATGGAGTTTCTGGATTAACTACCAGTACTATTTTAAAAAGAACTAATCCACTAAGGTTCTCAGATTATATCACATAAATAAATAAAAAAACTATAAAATGGCAGCAATTATAACGGATCAAATTAGAATATTGAATGCAAAAAATTTTGTTGCTGGAGTACAAACTTCAAGTAATTCTTATTATTCTTTTATTGGTCTACCAAATCCCATTGATATTCAAAGTGATTGGAACAATAATCCACCATCACCTAAAGACAACTTTGATGAGGAAAACAACTATTGGGATACTATGATTGCATTGAAAAAAATAAATGCAAGTGACATAAGACAAGTTGTACAAAAAAGATTTTGGTCTTCAGGTACAACTTTTGACATGTATCGTCATGACTATAGTAGATCAAATGCCGCAAAAGTTTCCGGTGCCTTAAGTTTATATTCGGCATCATACTATATTTTGAATAGTGATTATAGGGTTTATATTTGCTTACAGAATGGAACAGATCCCGATAATCTATCAGGAAGACCTTCTCTTGATGAACCAAGATTTACTGATTTAGAACCAAGATCTGCAGGTAATAGTGGTGATGGTTATATTTGGAAATATCTTTATACTATTAAACCAACTGATATCATTAAGTTTGAATCTACTGAATTTATGCCGGTTCCTGCTGACTGGGAAACGAGTATTGATAATGCAGAAGTAAGAGATAATGCTGTTGACGGATCTATTAAGATTGTAACTGTAACAAATAGGGGTGTGGGTGTAGGACCATCCAATAAAACTTATACAAGAGTTCCTATTCGTGGAGATGGTACTGGGGCAGAGTGTACAATTGTTGTAAATAATGATCAAAAAATTGAATCAGTTACAATATCTAATCAAGGATCTGGTTATACATTTGGAAATGTTGATTTAGTTGCAGGAAATGTTCCTACGGGCACTACCATGCCAACATTTAATGTAATTATTTCCCCTAAAGGAGGTCACGGAGCAGACATTTACAGAGAACTTGGAGCATATAATGTTCTGATGTATTCTAGAATTGAAAATGATGTTCAAAATCCAGATTTTATTACAGGAAACCAAATCGCAAGAGTTGGAATTGTAGAAAATCCAGAATCATTTGGATCATCTCAAGTTTTAACTTTAGATAAGGCAAGTGCTGTGTATGCACTAAAGTTAACTGGTATTGGAGTTGAAACTGCAACATATGATACAGATTCATTTATTACTCAAACAGTTTCTACAGGAACTACTGCTGTGGGGAGAGTTATTAGTTATGATCAAGTTACTAGTGTTTTAAAGTATTGGCAAGATAGGTCCAACTCAGGATTTTCTACAGTTGGAGTTGCAATAACAAATCCATCTTTTGGATTTGATCAAGTTGAATTTTCAAGTTCTCCTGGCACTGGAGGAAGTCTTGTAATTACTGGCGGATCTGCAAGTTTATCAATTGATGATACATTTACAGGTATATCTACCGTGATAAATAATAGGACGTATTACCTTGGACAATCTTTTACAAGTGGTCTTGCAAATCCTGAAGTAAAAAAACACTCAGGAAATATTATCTACGTAGATAATAGACCATCAATTACAAGATCTCCGAATCAAAAAGAAGATATTAAAGTCATTTTGCAGTTTTAAAAAATTATGTCTCAACAAACCAATCTCAATGTATCACCATATTTTGATGATTTTAACGCAAATAATGACTATCATAAAGTTCTTTTTAAACCAGGAGTTCCTGTTCAAGCAAGAGAACTAACAACTCTTCAGTCAATTCTCCAAAACCAAATCGAAAAGTTTGGACAACACTTTTTTAAAGAAGGTGCAAAAGTAATACCAGGAAATACTTCATACACTCAATTATATTATGGTGTTCAACTTCAAAATACTTTTCTTGGAGTCCCAGTTTCTGCATACGCAGATCAACTTGTCGGAAGTAAAATTACAGGACAAACTTCTGGCGTAACCGCTACTGTAGATAAAGTTCTCCTTCCACAAGACTCTGAAAGAGGAAATTTAACTCTTTATATAAATTATTTAAGTTCAAGTGTTCAAAATAATTCAACTCAACAATTTTCAGATGGAGAATCATTGGTTTCAAATATTACAATTACTTCAGGTCTTTTAGGAAATACTTCTATTGTTGCTGGACAACCATTCGCTGTTACTACATCAAATAATTCTTCAACAGTTGGATCGGCATTTTCAATTTCTGACGGAATTTATTTTGTTCGTGGACAATTCGTAAATGTAAATTCGGAAACTTTAATCTTAGATCAATATAATAATACACCAAGTTATAGAGTTGGTTTATTTGTAAATGAGGAGGTTATTAATTCCGATATTGATGAATCTTTGAGTGATAATTCTCAGGGGTTTAATAATTATGCGGCACCAGGTGCTGATAGGTTAAAAATTTCGGTATCATTATTTAAAAAAAGTTTGACGGATTTTGATGATAATAATTTTGTCGAACTGGCAACAATAAATGACGGTGTATTAAGGTCAAAAGTTACCACAACCGAATATAATTTAATCGCTGACGAATTAGCGAGAAGAACATATAGCGAATCTGGTGATTATATTGTTAATCCTTTTGATGTTTCAATAAAAGAATCTTTGAATAATAATTTAGGAAATCAGGGAATTTTTAATTTAAATCAATTTACTTATGGAGGAGAAACTCCATCTGATGATCTGGTTATATATCAAGTATCTTCGGGTAAAGCATTTATTCGTGGATATGATGTAGAAACCATAAGTACAACATTTTTGGATGTACAAAAACCAAGAACAATTAAAACATTAGAAAATCAATCAATCAATTATAATACAGGTCCAACATTATCTTTAAATAATGTTTATGGAACTCCTGTTATTGGAATTGGAAATACTTATATTTTAAGTTTGAGAGATGAAAGAGTTGGCACCTCCAAAGTTACTGCACCAGGGAAAGAAATTGGAGTTGCTAGAGTTTATGACTTTAGATTAGAATCTGGTTCTTATAGTTTTACAAATCAAAATATAAATGAATGGGGCATTTCATTATATGATGTCCAGACTACTACTGAGATAACTTTAAATGAACCTATCACACTATCAGTACCAACCTTTGTTGAGGGAGCAAATAGTGGTGCAAGTGGGTTTATTAAGGATGCAGTTTCTAATAACACTCTTATTACTTTATATGATACCAAAGGTAGCTTTTTAAAAAACGAATCATTTATTTTTGATGGAATTGAATCTGGACGTGTTTCTGTAGCAGTAACTTCATATAGTATTTCTGATGTCAAATCAGTTTATGGTTTAGTCGGATCTTCATCAACATTTTCAGCAGATTCTGTACAATCTATAAAATCTAACATTGGGATCGCACGTATTTCACCAGAATCTTCAGGCATTAGCACTATTACAAGTACTAATGTTCTATTTCCAGGAAATCTTGTTAAAAGAGATAATTTAATTTCTTACAGTGATACTTCTCTGGCAGATCCAGTTATTGCAAAAGTTGTAAGTGTAGGGTCTACCGAAATTACAATTGCTGGAGTTACTACTGTTACTGGCATTGCTCAAGGAAAACTACCAACTGCAACATTGGAGGTTACTGATCTTAAAATATTAACAACCAATTTAGAATCATCAACGGACAACACACTATATACACCATTCCCAAAAAGTAATATTTCTAATGTAGATTTAAATAATGCAAATCTCACCATCAGAAAGTCGTTTCCTGTTAATATTGAGTCAAACCAACTATCCGACACAGTGAGTGCCGGAACAAATGAAACATTTTTACCCTTTGATGAGGAAAGATATTCTTTAATTAGATCTGATGGTTCTACCGAATTATTAACTTCAGATAAATTTTCCTTTATTAATGGTGGTACTCAACTTCAAATTTTTAACTTAGGAACTAATAATACTGGCGCAACCTTAATTACAACTCTTAGAAAAATTAAACCAAAAGCAAAAGCAAAAAGAAAAAATAGGGTTAATAGTATTATAATTGATAAGTCAAAATATGTGGGATCTGGTATTGGAGGAACCACCTTGAATGATGGTCTTGAATTTGGAAATTATGCTTATGGAACAAGAGTTCAAGATAAAAATATATCTCTAAATGTTCCTGATATTATTGAGATACATGGAATTTTTGAGTCAGCAGATACTGATTCTCCTTCTGCGCCGAAAATGGTTCTTTCGTCTATCAATGGACCAACTAACACAACATCAGACTTAATTATTGGCGAACAAATTGTAAGTCAAAATGGAGATACTATTGGTATAGTTGCCGAAAAATTAACTTCATCTCAAATAGTATTTGTTTATAAAAATCAAAATAATTTTAAAGAAGGAGAGACGGTAACATTTAGAGAATCTAATATTCAGGCAGTTATTGTAACATTAGATTCACCAAGTTTCGATATATCATTTAACTATACATTTTCTATTGGACAAAAAGGAACTTTTTATGATTATGGATTTATTACTAGAAAATTAAATTCCGAAGAACCAAACAAAAAAATAAAAATCTATTTTTCTAGTGGATTTTATGATTCTTCAGATGATGGAGATATTACGACAGTAGAGTCATACAATACTTATGATTATGCTAATGAAATAAGAACTATTAATGGAGTTAGAAATACTGATATTATTGATATTAGACCAAGATTTTCTCCATATACAGTTATTGAAAATTCAAGATCGCCATTTGAATTTTTTGGAAGATTATTCAATGCTTCGGGAAATTCGGCAACAAATATTTTGGCATCTGATGAGGAAATTTTAAGTAATTTTTCATTCTACTTGGGTAGAATTGATAGCGTTTATCTTGCGAAAGATGGTAAATTTCAAGTCAAATATGGAACACCATCAGAAAAACCAGAAAAACCATCTTCTTCCGATGATTCTTTAGAGTTATTCTCTATAGAATTGCCTCCATATCTTTATTCAGTATCAGATGCTTCCATTCAATTTTTGGAGCATAAAGGATATAAAATGTCCGACATTAGGAATCTTGAAAGTAGAATTAAAAATTTAGAGTATTATACTGCATTGTCTCTTTTAGAAACAAACACAGCAAATCTTTTTATTTCAGATTCAAATGGATTGAATAGATTTAAATCTGGATTTTTTGTCGATAACTTTACAACTACTTTATCTCAAGAAAATGGTGCAGAAATAAAGAATAGTATTGATACTAAAAATAAAGAGTTAAGACCAAAACATTATACTAATTCCATTGATTTGATTTTTGGTCCAGTAGAAAATACGGATCCAACTGATGATTTAGCATTCTCATCAATTGAGGGTATCAATGTTAGAAAATCTGGAGACATTATTACACTAGATTATGCCGAATTAGAATGGTTAAAACAACCTTTTGCAACAAGAACAGAAAGTGTTACGCCCTTTTTAGTTAACTTTTGGAAAGGAACACTTGAAATTACTCCGCCTTCTGATACCTGGGTAGATACTGTTCGTTTAGAATCTAAAGTTATTACACAAGAAGGAAATTATGCACAAACTTTATCATCTTTAAATATAGATCCTCAAACTGGATTTGGACCAACAGTATGGAATTCTTGGGTTGATGTTTGGACTGGACAGGAAAGAGTAGAATCTACGAAAAATAGAACGGAAACTACACACGGAACAGGTAGAACTTACAACCAAATGGAGGCCGGTAACTGGCACTTAGGACAAAAAGACCATATGGGTAGATACGCAACTTATCCAACAACTACCACAACTGTTATTCAAGATAATTTATTAGAAATTATAGATACTGGAGTATCAAGTAGAAGTGGACTAAGAACTATAGTAAGTGAACAATTTGATAAAACATCATTTGGTGATAGAGTTGTAAACAGAGATCTTGTTGCATTTATGAGATCCAGAAATCTTCAGTTCATATTGAAGCAAGTAAAACCATTAACACAATTATATGCATTTTTTGATGGGGTAGATGTAACAAAATATTGCGTTCCAAAATTACTTGAAATTAATATGATTTCTGGCGTATTTCAGGTCGGAGAAACTGTAATTGGTAGGATACAAGCAACTGGATTGGGTCCAGATTTATCTAATGAATCGCCCAAAATTACTTTTAGAGTGTCGCAATCAAATCATAAAGAAGGACCATATAATTCCCCTAACAAAGTATTTTCAGAAAATCCATACACAAAGCAAGTATTACCTGCAACATATTCTTCAACATCATCAATATTGAATATTGATACTTTTTCTCTTTCAAATGAACCACAAGGATTATTTAATGGGTGGATAGGAAGTGGAATGGTTTTAACTGGAAGTATTAGTGGTGCTCAGGCTTCTATTACAAATATTAGGTTAGTATCAGATTTATCAGCAACTTTAATCGGAAGTTTGTTTATACCAAATCCAAATAGTAATATACATCCAAGATTTGAGTCCGGAACTAAGTCATTAACTTTTATTAATAATACATTTAATGATCAAAATTTTGCTACAACTATTGCCGAAGAAAACTTTTCTTCTAGCGGAACTTTACAGACAGTTCAGGAAAATATCATTTCTATTAGAAATGCAAGAATTGAAAGTAGAGTTCTGACTGAATCAAAACAAATTTCAAGATCTACAGGGACTAAAGTGGTTAGTAGTACTGTTTTATCTTCTTCAAGCGTTACTAACTATCCACCACCTCCACCACCCCCTCCACCACCACCTCCTAGTTCTCCCGTTTATATTACAGGAGCTTTAATTCGCGATACTTATGGAGGAAACGCTGCTGCAGCAGTTGCAGCTGCTCAAGCTACGGGAAGACCTATCGTAGTGGGACAAGGTGCAGTTAGTACTTGGGGGGTCAATCCCAATGTGGGTAAAGTTGTTGCTCCTGCAAAAAACCTTCAAACGAGTATATATCAAAATCCTTTTTCTCCTAACTGTTATAAAGACCCATTAGCACAATCATTCATAATTGATGAAAGCACTGGAATTTTTCTCACAAGGTGCGATGTTTTCTTTAGAACTAAAGATGATACCGATGTTCCAGTCACAATTCAAATAAGAACCATACAGAATGGATTGCCTTCAGAGTTTGTACTTCCGTTTTCTGAAATTGTATTAGATCCTGATGAAGTTGAAATTTCTAATGATTCATCTATTGCGACACCAATAGTATTTAAATCGCCCATTTATCTTGAGGGTGGAAAAGAATATTGTGTCTGCTTACTTTCAAATTCAACAAAGTACAGTGTTTACATTTCAAGAGTTGGTGAAAATGATTTAATAACAGAAACTTTTATTTCTAACCAACCCTACCTTGGATCTTTGTTCAAATCTCAAAATGCTTCAACCTGGGAACCAAGTCAGTGGGAGGACCTTAAGTTTACACTCTATCGTGCAGATTTTATTGAATCAGGAACTGTAGAAGTTTATAATCCTCAACTCACTGAAGGCAATAATCAAATTGCTAAATTAATGCCAAATTCTCTTAACTTTAATTCCAAAAAAGTTAGAATAAGTTTAGCATCTACAATTAATGATTCAAACTTTATTATCGGAAATACTATTTTGCAAAGTGGAACAAACGCATCAGGAAACTATGTGGGAAATGCAGGAATTGCAACAGGTTCATTAAATATTATTAATGCTGGTATTGGATATACTCCATCTTCTGGTATTGCAACTTTCACTGGAATTAGTTTACAAACAATTACTGGTAAGGGTAGAGATGCAACTGCTACAATTACCATAAACAATGGAGTCGCAATTGGAGCAACTATTACTTCTGGGGGAAGTGGATACCAAATTGGAGACGTTCTTGGAATTTCTAATATTGGAGCATTTAATGTCGGAATAAATGCAAGATTTTCACTTCCAAACATTTCCAATCTTAATCAAATTATAGTGGATAATATTCAAGGAGACTTTGTTGTTGGTGAATCCAAAACAATTCAGTTTGTGAATAGTTTAGGTATTACAACATCTCTAAATGGAACTGGTGTATTTGTTGACGAAATTATTGAAGAGTCTGATGGTAGACATATTAAGATAGATCATAAAAATCACGGAATGTATTTTCAAGATAACTTAGTTACAATTTCTAATGTAGAATCAGATATCAAACCAACTAAATTGAGCATTCAACTTGCGGCAGATTCTACAGGACCAATATCAGTTGATGATTCTAGTGCTTTTGGTACGTTTGAAAATGTTGGTGTTGGAACAACAAACTCAGGTTATCTACTTATTGGTGATGAGGTTATTGAATATACTTCAGCATCAGGTGGAGTGATTAGTGGTTCTCCGTCTATTGTTAGAGGATCCAATCCTACAACTCATCCAATCGGATCTCCTGTTTACAAGTATGAATTGAATGGAGTTTCATTAAAAAGAATTAATAAAACTCACGATTTAAATAATGTAACTATTGCAGATCCTATTACTTTTGATTCTTATCACATTAACCTTGATATGTCTAGTGATGGTGTCGATAGAAGTGTTGGAACTAGTTTCCCAACTCTTTACGCAAATCAAACAAAATCAACTGGCGGATATAACACTAGAGCATCACAAAATATGCCATTTGAAATTATTACACCTCTTATTCAAAATCTTACGGTGCAAGGTACTTCGTTAAGTGCAGAAGTAAGAACTATTACTGGTTCTAGTATCAGTGGAAATGAAATTCCATTTACTGATGTTGGTTTTGAACCTATTACGATTAATTCCCCAAATTATCTAGATAGCACAAGAATTATTGCATCAAAAGTAAATGAAGATAATAAATTATCCAATTTACCTGGCAATAAGTCAATGAATATGAGATTAACTTTAGGTACGACCGATACAAAACTCTCTCCGGTTTTAGATACTCAAAGAATAAGCGCCATATTAACTTCAAATAGAATCAATAGTGTGATTGAAAATTATGCTACTGATGCAAGAGTTGATACAATTAATGGAGACCCATCAGCATTCCAATATATTTCAAAGGAAATTACTTTAGAAAATCCTGCTTCTTCAATTAAGATTATTCTTGATGCACATATTAATCTGTATTCAGATATTCGAGCATTATATGCAATTAGTGAAAATCAAAACTTTGATCCTATCTTTACACCGTTTCCTGGATATGCGAATCTCAATTCGAGAGGAGAGATTATAAACTTTGAGGATAACAGTGGTTTATCTGATAAATTTATATCACAATCAAACTCTATTGGATTTACTTCTCCTGAACTTGAATATAAAGAATATACATTTACTGCTGATAACTTGTCAACATTTAAATCTTATAGAATTAAACTTATTATGTCATCTACTAACCAAGTTTATATTCCTAGAGTAAGAAACTTACGAGTAATTACACTAGCTTGATATGGATTATATTAAAGTGAAAGGATATAATCATCTGATTCGAGATCCTAAAACAAATTCTATTATTAATACTAATATGTCAGAATATGCCGAATATCTTTCTAGAAGAGATTCTAAACTAAAAGAAAATGAAAGGGTAAATAATCTCGAATCTGATATCGCAAATATGAAAGAAGATTTAGATGAAATTAAATTTTTACTTAGGAGATTGATTAATGAATCCTGATACTGTAGAACTTTCAAACTTGTCAAAAAATTTTGAGTATGTAAAATTCAGTAACCAAATTAATAATATTGATGATATTGATGCAATCAGAACTCTTGCCAAGTGCTACTTTAAACTTTATTTAAAACAACAAGAAATAGTTTCCGAGTGGGTAATACCACAATCATAAATATTATTATTGGAGGATAGCACAAATGGCACAACCATCTTCTAGGCAAGAACTTATAGAATATTGTAAAAGAAAATTGGGTGCTCCAGTATTAGAGATTAATGTTGCTGATGAGCAAATCGAAGATTTAGTAGATGATGCTGTCCAATTTTTCCAAGAAAGACATTTTGATGGGGTATATCCTACATTTTATAAGTACAAAATTACACAAAATGATATTGATCGTGGTAGAGCAGGATATAGTGGAGGATCCGTAGGTATAGCGTCCACATCAGTAACTACAAACATAGTCGGTACTGCTACCACATTTACTTATTTTGAAAATAGTAATTATTTACAAGTTCCCCCAAATGTAATTGGAATCAATAAAATTTTTATGTTTGATGGTGCAAATACCATCACTAGCAGTATGTTTAGTGTTAAGTATCAATTATTTCTGAATGATATCTACTATTGGGGAACAACAGAACTTCTTAGTTATGCAATGGTTAAAACATACCTAGAAGATTTGGATTTTCTTTTAAATACACAAAAACAAATACGTTTCAATAAAAGACAAGATAGACTATATCTTGATGTCGATTGGTCATCTTTAAGAAATGGTCAATACGTCATCATAGATTGTTATTCAACTTTAGATCCAAATGATTATTCAAGAGTTTGGAATGATTCCTTTATTAAACCATACTTAACTTCATTGATTAAAAGGCAATGGGGTCAAAATATGATGAAATTTACTGGAGTTAAACTTCCTGGTGGTGTTGAGTTAAATGGAAGACAAATGTACGATGATGCTCAAAGAGAAATTGATGTTTTAATGGAAAAAATGTCCAATACTTATGAACTTCCTCCCTATGATATGATTGGTTGAAAATATGTTAAATCCATTTTTTCTTCAGGGGTCTAAAGCAGAACAAGGATTAATCCAAGATTTAATCAATGAGCAATTAAGAATGTACGGTGTAGAAGTTTATTATCTACCTCGCCAATACATTACTGAAAAAACAGTCATAAAAGAAGTTATAGAATCGGAATTTAATAATGCTTATCCTATAGAAGCATATGTCGATACTATTGAAGGATATGGAAATAATCCGACCATTTTATCAAAATTTGGAATTCAAGCATTAAATGAAATTACTCTAGTAATTTCGAGAGAAAGATTTAAAAATTATATTTCACCATTAATTAAAAATCAATCTAATATTAAATTATCATCTAGACCCAAAGAGGGAGATTTAATTTATTTTCCCCTTGGAGATCGTTTATTTGAAATTAAGTACGTTGAGCACGAAAAACCTTTTTATCAACTTCAAGGATTATATACATATGAGTTAAGATGTGAACTCTTTAGATACGAGGATGAACTTATCGATACTGGAATTGGCGAAATTGATGATAATATTATTGGAGAAGACTCATCAAAACCAGATCAAATTGCAGTAGGCAATCTAACTAATCTTACTATGATTGGAGTAGGTATTACTGCAACTGCATCTGCTTCAATTGTAAATGGCGGTATAAGATTTATTACTGTTACAAATAGAGGTGGGGGGTACACTAATGTTCCGACAGTTGGCATTTCTTCTGCTCCTGTGGGCGGAGGAACTGCAAGTGCTATTGCAGATATGATTGGTGGTATTGTCGTATGTAATGACAATACAAATCCTAAAGCTCAATCAGTCCAAAGTGTTTCTCTAACAAATGCTGGGTTTGGGTATACGGTAACACCTGGAGTAAGATTTATTGGTGGGGGCGGGAATGGTGCAACTGCTACTGCAACGTTAGGAGACGGTATAGTCGGTATTATTACACTAACAAATGCAGGTTCAGGATATGTAAATGCTCCTACTATTATTTTTACTGGAATATCCACCATTTCTGCTGCCGCAACTGCAAAAGTCTCCGCTGCAGGAACAATTACTTCAATTCTTATTACGAATGCGGGTCTTGGTTATACATTACCGCCTGGAATTATAATTGGAAATCCATCTTTAAATTCAACTGGTAATTTTATATTTAATGAACTCATAACCGGAACTCAAAGTGGCGTAACTGCAAGAGTTAAATCTTGGAGTTCTACTACAAATGTCCTTCAAGTATCTAAAGTTACAGGGGAGTTCATTACTGGAGAAAATATCGTTGGAAGTTCGTCAAGTGCATCTCACTATTTGAGATCAATTGATGTTTATGCAGTAAAAGATGGTTATGCGGTAAATGAAGAAATTGAAGATGAAGCAGATACAATCATAGATTTTAGTGAAAATAATCCTTTTGGTATGCCATAATTTATAGATAGATAAATATTTATTATTAATCGATTAAATAATAGTATTATAAATTAAATCATATGTTTGAATACTTCTATCACGAAATTTTGCGAAATACTATAGTTTCGTTTGGTTCTTTGTTTAATAATATTACTATTAAACATAAAAATAACTCTAATGACGTGGTAAGCGTGATTAAAGTTCCTTTTTCATATGGACCAACTCAAAAATTTCTTGCAAGACTTAATCAATCACCAGATTTAAACAAACCAATCCAAATTACATTACCGAGAATGTCATTTGAATTTACTGGTTTAACATATGATTCAACAAGAAAATCCACCACAACTCAAACTTTTACTGCAAAGTCAATAACTGACGGAAGGGAAACAAAAAAAGTTTATTTGCCGGTTCCGTATAATTTGCAATTTGAGGTCAGCATTATGTCAAAATTAAATGACGATGCTCTCCAAATTATAGAACAAATTTTACCATACTTCCAACCAGCATATACAATGACTGTTGAATTGGTAGATGAAATTAACGAAAAAAGAGATGTTCCAGTAATTCTAGAGAACATCACAATGCAAGATGATTATGAGGGTGATTTTACATCTAGAAGAGTTTTAATTTATACATTAAGATTTACTGCAAAAACTTACTTGTTTGGACCAACATCTTCTGCAACAAAAGATATTGTCAAGAAAATTTCTGTCAGTTATATTACTGGAGATACTACAAATACACCAACTAGAGAGATAGTTTATTCTGCAGAACCAAGAGCAATTAAAAATTATACAGGAATTGTAGTAACAAATATATCAAATGATATTAGCAGTGAAGACACTCTAATTACTGTAAATGATATATCTTCAATTTTACCAAATACATATCTTGATATTGAAGGAGAAGAGATATTTGTAAAACTCATATCCGGAAATATTCTTACTGTCGAAAGAGGAAAAGATGGGACACCAATTACTTCACACTTAGCAGGTGCAGCAATCAAGTCAATCACAAGCACTGATAATGAACTTATAGAAACTGGAGATGATTTTGGATTTAGTGGTTCTACATTTTGATAGAGTATAAAAAATGGTAAAAAAATTTGACAAATTAAACGAGACATTCAATGTAGATGCGGAAATAGTTCCAGTCGAGGAAGAAAAAGTTTCTGAAAAAATACAAAAATGTACTTCAGATGCCGATGATATTAAAAAAGATTATGATTATGCAAGAGGCAATTTATATTCTTTAGTGGAGAAGGGGCAAGAAGCAATTAACGGAATGTTAGAACTGGCACAAGAAAGTGAAATGCCTCGGGCATATGAAGTTCTTGGACAGTTAATTAAAACTACCACCGAAACGACAGAAAAACTTATGGCACTACATAAGATTAAAAAGGATGTAGAAGAGGATACTTCAAAAGGACCAACAACCGTAAATAATGCCCTTTTTGTCGGTTCTACTACAGAATTAGCAAAACTTTTAAAGCAACAATCACAAAATCAATTAGAATAATAAATAAATCAAGGGTTCGTTTATCTAATGAATAAATTTAAATCTCATAAGACGGTTGAACAAATTGCAAGGAAACATCGAATGGATGTTTCTTTTATACAAAAGCAACTTGATATGGGTGAACCCATTGAGCATGAGCATACAAAAGATCACAATTTAGCAATGGATATTGCTCTTCAACATCTTGATGAAATTCCAGATTATTATACACGTTTGAAAAAGATGGAAGCAGATGCTAAAAAGCATCATAAAAAGTTTAAAGATGTGAAAGAAGAAAATAGTAGTGATGGAAATCTTCAATATGATTGGGATTATCCTATACATTCAGAAAATACTAGATATTGTCCGAAGTGCAAGAAAAATGAAACAAAAGAAGAATGTAGATATGGTGAGAAATATTGGTTATTATTTTCTTTACCTTCAAAGTTAAAAGAGGGAAATCTCCATAAATGGTATCAAGATTCAGAATCAGTTGATAAAAAACCCGGTTGGGTTGAAGTAATCTCTGGAGAACCTTGCGCTCGTGAGGAAGGTGAAGAAGGAACACCAAAGTGTGTTTCTTCTGATAAAAGAGCAAGTATGACTAAAAAAGAAAGAATATCTGCCCAAAAAAGAAAAAGTGCTGCAGACCCAAATCAACCAGAAAAATCTGGAGCAGCAAAACCAACTTATGTTTCTACCGATAAACCAGAGAAAAAAATGAACGAAGAAAAAGACATTAAAGGCAAAGGTAGTGGTAAAAAAGATGCTTGTTATCATAAGGTAAAGTCAAGATATGATGTTTGGCCAAGCGCATATGCTTCAGGAGCACTTGTAAAATGTCGCAAGGTTGGTGCAAAAAATTGGGGAAATCAATCAGAGGCAATTATGCACGAAGAAGAAAGATTTTGTCCTTTATGCGACAAAAGAGAAACAAGATCAGAATGTTCTTACGGGGAAAAAGCCTGGGATAAAGTTTCGGTAAAGGATGAAGAATATTCTATGGCAAGATCAGAGTTAAAAACTATCCATAACGCACTTAAGAGACTAGAACAAAAGGTCGGTAAGGGTGAAGGTGATTTAGAAGCATGGGTTCAATCAAAAATCACTAAAGCGGCAGACTACTTGGATACTGCGGCAGATTATGTAGCAAGTGGAGAAATGGACATTGGTGAAGGGAAAAGTTTTGAAATTAAAAAAGATAAAAAGCCTTTGACAAGACCCCAACAAAAGATCCATAGTATGACACCAAAACAAAGAGGACAATTACCACAAGAAATGGTAAAAAAATTAATAGGTCCAGTTGATTTACCACCAATGAATTTAAATAAAGAAGAAACTCTTGTAGATAAACTCACAAATGAAATTCTCGATGAAAAGTGTTGGGTAGATTATAAAAAGAAAGGAATGAAAAAAATGTTTGGTAAAAGATATCCAGATTCCGTAAAAGTTGAAGATGTATCAATTGAAGATGCTGAAGGTAATATCTTTGCTGAAGTTGTAGATATTATTAAACCAGAACCAATTAAAGGGTTTAAGTCTCAAGTAGAAGAGGCAACAAGACTTCAAGCACAAACTGGAAATGTTATTGCAATTACTCTTTCTTGGAGGGCAAAATATTACTCAATGAAAATGTTTTTTCCACAAGTAAAACTTCCAACTCGTAAAGAAATTAGCAATGAACTTCAGAAAGTCTATCCGGGATCAGTTGTAATTCATCACTCTATTTCTGAACTTCAACCAGGTCAACCTTTAATTCAAGCATTTGGTCCACAAGGAGGAAGTGCGCCAAAGTTTGGTCCAAATAAAAATTATGTAAAACCTATAGGAGAAGAGATTGAGATTGATGAAGCAGTAAAATTAGATAAATCAAAAATGAAGTGCAATAAACCAAGAGCACAAGCAGTTGGTGACTCTCTTACTGGAAAGTCACATGTTGTTAAGGCATGTTCTGGAGGAGAAGAAAAAATTATTCGTTTTGGGCAAAGAGGGGTAAAAGGTTCTCCAAAAAAAGAAGGTGAGTCAGAGGAATATGCAAATCGTCGAGGTGCATTTCAGAAAAGACATGCCAAAAATATTTCTAAAGGTCCAATGTCCGCTGCTTATTGGGCAAATAAAGTTAAATGGTAGCATAAAGAGTTTTTATTATGTCAAATGATGTTTACTTGGGCAATCCATTGCTCAAAAAAGCAAATACGCCGATTGAATTTACTGAAGAACAAATTCTTGAGTTTGTTAAATGTCAGGATGATCCAGTTTATTTTTCTAAAAATTATGTAAAGATTGTTACTCTCGATCATGGATTGCAAAAGTTTCAACCTTACAATTTTCAAGAAAAATTAATTAAAAATTTCCATAAGCATAGATTTAATATCTGTAAGATGCCCAGGCAGACGGGCAAAGCCTTATCCTTAGATACTCCAATTCCAACGCCAGAGGGTTGGACGACAATGGGGGATCTTAAGGTTGGAGATATTATTCTTTCTCCTGATGGCAATAATGTTTCAGTAACAATGAAAACTGAGATCATGCACAATCATGATTGTTATAAATTATATTTTGATAACGGCGAAGAAATAATTGCAGATGCCGAGCACCTATGGGAAGTTGATAGTTCTTATTGGAGAACTAATAAAAAAGTTATAACTTCAAAACAAATTTACGAAATTTACAAAACAAAAACAAATAATAAAAGAGGAAAAGGTGTTGAAGGTTCTTTATTTGTCCACAAATCAAAACCAGTCAAATTTGCAAAAAATAATTTAAATATCGATCCCTATCTTTTGGGAGTTTGGTTGGGGGATGGGTATTCTACAGATGGGAGAATAATATCACATAAAGATGATTTTAATTTTTATAAAACAAAAATAGATGTAGAATATGAAAGAGATACTAATAACTGTATTAGATTTAAGGTTAGAGACTTATATTTAAATCTAAAATCATATAATCTTTTAAAAAATAAACATATTCCAATAGAGTATTTAAGAGCATCAATTGATGACCGAATGGAGCTTCTTCGTGGATTAATGGATACTGATGGATCTGTAAAAAGAAATACAAGATCTTACGAATTTTATCAAAAAAATTATGAGTTTATATTACAATTTGTGGAATTATTGTCAAGTTTGGGTATCAAATCAAACATAAGGCATAAAAAAATAAAAGATAATTATTATCATACAGTATCTTTTACGACAAAACATAAAGTTTTCAATCTTCCAAGAAAAATTGATGTTTGCGACTCACAAAGATCTACTAGACCTCAGGAAGATAGGCACTATATTCATAAAATAGAAAAAATTGATAGTGTTCCAGTTGCTTGTATCCAAGTCGATAGTGATAATCATTTATTTTTATGTGGAAAAACCTTTATACCGACTCATAATTCAACCACTGTTGTCGCATATTTACTTCATTATGCAGTTTTTAACGATAACGTAAATATTGGTATTCTCGCAAACAAAGCAGCAACTGCAAGAGAACTTTTAGATAGACTTCAGACTGCATATGAAAATCTACCAAAGTGGATGCAACAAGGTATTATATCTTGGAATAAAGGATCTCTTGAATTGGAGAATGGAAGTAAGATCTTAGCTGCTTCTACTTCTGCTTCTGCGGTTCGTGGTATGTCATTCAATATCTTATTTTTGGATGAATTTGCTTTTGTTCCCAATCACATTGCAGATTCATTCTTCGCATCAGTTTATCCAACCATTACATCCGGCAAGAATACCAAAGTTATTATAGTTTCCACTCCACACGGTATGAATCATTTCTACCGAATGTGGCACGATGCAGAAAAAGGTAAAAATGAATATATCTTTACTGATGTTCACTGG